CGTCTTCATGGGGATCCAAAAGTACGTGGGCGAAGTTGGGAACAGGGGAAACTGGTTTTCCAATTCCAACCTCAGTTGGTTTAACTTTTTGTCCAGGAACTTTCATTCCTTGAAGTGGTTTGCATACTTTGTCGGTGTTGCACCAGTACATTCCTTTTCCACATTTTTCTTCACCAAGAATTTTTTCCACTAAAGAAATTTCTTCTTTAAATGGGAGAGAAGGTTCTTTTAATTTTGATTTAGCTACACTTGCTTCATTTGGATTTGGACTTGTAGTTAATTTATTAATTCTTTCTTGTTTTCTTGCTTCTCGGTGCTTCTTAATATTAATTGTAGGACTTATTTCTTCATCAACTTTCTCATCACTTTCAAGATACTCTGATGCAGTATCAATATAATCGGCAGCCTTTGTAATTTTTGATTGAACCCAGGCAGGAAGTTGTTGATTTCCAGATTTTATACTTTTACGAAGATTTTTAATTGCCCTTTCAATTGAATCTAATTCATTTCTTGCCATATATCCTTCATCATCTTTTTTTTCACCGGAGGCAATTTCTTTGTGATCTTCTTGAAGTTTTTTCATTTTTCCTTTGATCCAATCGTCGGGAGTTTTTTTGTTTTTTTGTTTAAAAGCATTATGAAGTTCTTTAGCAGTAATGTTATAAGATTTCATAATTTTTCTCATAAGAGAATCTATAGAATTATATGAAATATTAGATAACTTTAATAATTTATTTTCTAATTCAATTACTGCTTGTGATAGCATTTTATTTCTATTTATTGTCTTGGTTATTTAATCTACCTTTTAATAATTTTGATAATTCTGTAGTAGATCCAACAAAAAGTGCATTAGTTACACTTGTTGGTCCACTTGAAGTTTTTATTTCTTCCAAATCCCTTAATTTTTTTTGTAATTCAATTAATTTCTCAGTTGAATCTGAAACATTTTTTATTAATTGTCCAACAACTTCATATGCTCTTGGAGATTCGGTTTCTTGCGCTAACTCTAAGATACCATTCAATGCTTCTTGGCCCTTCTCAATAATAGAATACATATTACCACGGGCATATTCATAATCTTTTTTTACATCACTAATTGTAATTTTATCCACAATAATATTATCAGAAGGTAATTTAGAATCATTACTTTCACAACTTGCTGATACTATTTCTCCAGATACATTAAAAATATCATTAAGTTTGTCGTATTGTTTTGCCATATATTATAAAAATTCTCCACCAAATCCAAAATTATCTCCAGGTTCTATTAAGGAATTATCGGCATTTGTTACTAATAGTATATTAGTTCCAGAAACATGCTCTGAAATTTGTGTTCCGTATGATCCTCTATCAACAGTTAAAATATTCTCAGTTTTTGATTTTACATACAAAGTTTCATTACTTATAGTAATATAAGAAGATGCTGGTATCGTAGAAGAATCTGAAACTCTTATTTTAGATGCAGAAATATTAACATCTTCGCTTAGCATTGATACAATATTATTTGTATAACTTTTAGTTGCAACTGGTTCAACAGAGTAAGTAAGTTCTCTTCTTGGTGAAGATGTTAAATCTCCGGAAACAAGTCCAATATTAACTTTTTTAATAATATCTTTAGATACATCTTCATTAGAAACTGGACCAAACAAATAAGTTTTTGCAGTAAATTTTAAGGTATATATTAATGCTCTTCTAATTGAAAAATCTCCCTCATAAGTATCATTCATGGATAATGAATTTAATATTATAGGAACATCTTTTTTTTCTCCAATTTTATCAATTAAGTCAACTGTAAGAGTGTAATGTGGTTGAAAATATGGCAAAATTTGCTCAACAATTTGTAGCATATCATCATTAGTTTTAGTATATACATTAAGTTCAAATTCCATATTGTATGGTGCAGGCATGTATGCTCTTCTTAATTCATTATTATTAGAATCTTTGCTAACAAAAAATTGAGTTGTTGTAACTTTTCTTTGAGAATCATAGAACAATCCCGTAAATTCAAATGACATTCTTGGTAAAGTAATTTGAACAGGTTTGTTAAGATCGGGCGATTGTTCCAGTCTTGCCAGAAATTTTTGAGTTGATGAATATGCAAGAGGAACTTCAATAATAGAAGTAACAGCACCTTGAGAATTTATTTTTTGAATACTTATTCCATTAAAAAGTGTACCAAAAGCAACAATAGTTTTTCTCAATATTTCGTGATAAAAATATTCAAACATTTTTTTAATTCCCTCTTAATATACTTAATTATTAAATTTTAAATTTACGGAGTCCCAAATGGATTTTTCTCACTAAAATCAATAATACTATTTGCTTCTATTTGTATATCTTCATTTTGAGCATAAGCATCATTAGTATTATTAATATTTAGATTTGCTAACTTATATTCGGCACCACTAGTTTGTCCTATCAAAATTTCTCCCATCATAAAAGAACCAGTTATATTTGACAATTGTAATTTGTTAGTTTGAGAATTCCAAGTTTTCACTCGGCCAGATTTACCACTGGAAGATCCAACTACAACTTCATTGACTATAAATGAACCTGTGCCTGATACTGGAGGTGACTGTATTTGAATTATTGGTTGTATTGATTGGTAACCAAATCCACCATCCAATATTCGTATTTGTGTAACTGAACCATTTTCTATGACTGTTACGGCTTTTGCAATCTCACCGGAAATTGGAGAATTAAAAGAAATTAAAGGTGGAATTACATAACCTGAACCACCATTGGTTATTGTTATGATACCAATCACACCATCTGCAATTACGGATACTGCTTCTGCGCCAGAACCTTTACCTCCAGGTGGATTGACAAAAACTACTTTTGGTGAAATTGTATACCCAAATCCGGGATTTGTAACTTGAACACCTTGAACACGCAACAAATTGCCATCTGGTTCGCAAATATCAACAATTCCCGAAATCATAGTTGCAATTCCAGTTGCATTACCATTTAAAATTGGAGAATTTGATATGTTTACTAATGGTCTAGAAGTATATCCAGACCCCCTATTGATAATATTAATTAATCTTACTCCACCATTAACTGAACTTGCTACAGCAGTTGCAGTTGAAGATGATCCAACCAATGTTAAAGTTTGAATATATCCTTCATTTACTACATTATCATCAATAAAATTAACTCCAGTATCTAATACTTCGTCTCCATATCTAAACAGTTCACATCTTAACTCATATACATAATTTTTTCTCAACTGGTAAAATGGTTTTTCGTGTTCAACATATTTTATTTCAAATAATCTATCACCTAAAGGGAAATAAATTAAATCACCCTCTTTAGGTCTTGATGATAATTTTATATTTGTCAAATTTTTAATAAGTGGAGATATATAAATTTCAAACCTTTCTTTTGAAATTATTAAAGATACGTCATCAAGTTCTTGGATCCCAAATTTTGATAATATGGTGCCTTGGCCATCATATCCCTCATAAGAATTTAAATATGCTTCTATTGGATATGCAGTATTAAATTCAGATTCTATAACTTCTTTTATAATGGTTTTTTCATTAACATATTGTCTTGGAATATAATACACATCAATTCCATGAATTTGTATAGATTCATTTACTAAACTTTGTATTAAACCTTGTTCAGTTTTTGATCCTTGGAGAAAGAATGGATTAAGCATATTTTATCCTATCATATCGTAAGGTGGAAGTTCGTAAGTACTTGACATCTTACCCATCAATTCATCCATTTCACGTATTGCATCATCATACATTTGTCTTCCATTCAACTCAACACCTCCAGGAAGTTTAACTCCCTGAAATTTAATTAAATTTTGACCCCACTGTTTTTTTATTAAAGATGTTAAATATGGTTTTATAAATGAATCATTCCAAACCTTATCATAGTCATTTGGATCCATCATTCGATAACAATCTAAAATTAAATATTGCCCCTCTCTTAAACTAGACCAGTCAATATCAAGATATAATCTATCTTGCCTCTTATTGAATCTAATTTGCTTTTGAGTAGTTAAAAGAAAATCAATATCCTCTAGATATCTTTTAGTCATACTATATGTAAGTAATTCTGTTGAACCCCAGTAATAAATATCATTTAAAAACAATTGATACTTGATGCTGAACATTCCACTAGAGATACTATTTGATCCTTCAAAATGAAATATTTTATTTATTCCAATGACATGAGATGGTACTTGAATATAGTTACTATTTTCAAAATAATTAAAAGTAGTTGCTGTTCCTACTATATTTGCAGTTGCTGATGTAGAGTCAACACCCAAATCACCGACTTTTTTTGCTCTTCCTCGTTCTATGTCTTCTTTAGTTATTTGATATTTTAAAAATGTTGGATATACGCCATCAAAATGTCTTTCTTGGAATAATTGTATGGCATCATCAACAAGATCATCTATTTGCTCATCTGCAACATTAATTTCTAAAACTGGTGCCCCCAGTTTTCTTAAGCAGTAATCTACGAGTTCTTGCCTTGTTGATGGTTGTGCCATTATAGTTCAGAAATAACTTCTTGTTGTTTGAAATAAAGTTTTATATATGATTTTGTATAATTTTTTAATATTTTGATGTCATCTATACTATCTATTTCTCTAGACATTTTTTCATACTCAAATAACTTATTAACACTATTTAAACAAATTTTATCTGGATTCATTTTAATAATTTATGTAGAAGATTTTTAATTTCTTTAATATCATTTTTTAAAGTACTCAATTCCTCTTCTATATTGTCTATTTGTTCTTTACTACTTTTATTTTTTTCTTTTAATTCTATATATTTTTTATAACCAGTATAACTTGTGTTGATAATAGCACCAGTGTTAGTATCTCTCACTAAATCGTTTTTATCTTCAACTTTAATATATGCCATTATGCTAAAGCAATTGCTCTAAAATCCCTAATTCTAGGTGGACAAGATTGATTTGTAGATGTTCCTATTATTTTAATGCTATATAATTTGAATGAAGGTAAATTTTCAATAGTAAACTCATACTCCCTATATGGCAGTCTTAAACTATCAAATTCAAGAACATCAGTTTTAGAAATTAATCTGTCAGGTAATCCGCTATTTTTAGAAATATCAATAATCTTTCCTGCGTCGTCTAAATTATTATAACCAGGAAATGGATAATAAATTCCTTCATCATCATTATTAGATATTGAATAAAATACTCTGATATCATTGAATATATTCATATAAGCTGCTAGTACTACTTTAATAGATGTGGCGGGATTTTCTAATGCTATATTCTTAGTTAAATATACAAATTTATTGGGATCATTAGTAATTGTGTTGTATTTACCATTCTCCACCAAATCTTCAATAGAACTATTTACTCTATTTGTTGTAAATATCATACCAACTCTATCCAAATCAATTACTGGAGATAAATTTTGGTTTGAAGTGAATAAGTTCAAACTCATTGTAAATGATTTTTTTCCGGGTAGATTTGTTAAAATACTATCCTCATTAATTTTTGATGAAACAAGTCTGGGTTGACTAAAATAATTATTTGAATTCAAATCAATTTGAGTAAATCCAGAATCAATAAAAGACACTTCACTTCCTGACACACTCGTAGCAGTTGTTGTTCTAACAGAAGCAGATATATCAGTTCCTGGTAGCATTAATGTCTGAATAATTGGTCTAATTAATTCATATTGTATATTTTGTGTTGCGTATGTATTTCTTCCTCCAGAGGATTTAGTCTCATTAATATGAAGTTTTGGTATACTTCCATTATCTACACTCCTATTAATACCATTTTGACTCATGTTTAACTTTATGTAATATGAATCCAAATCACGATTACTATAATTATTATTTGTATCTTGTAGTAAGTGTATTTTATTAATTCGTCTTAATGATACTCCAGAAATTTCATATTTCTGAACACCATCCCCAGTAAAGTGGCTAACTACATTAGTTTGATCTATTCCTCTACCAATTCCAATTAAAAAGTTATTATCAATTCCAGTGTAAGATATTATCTCATTATCAATTATAATATATCCTGGATTAGTAGGACTAACTGCAATTCCTTCAAAAATATTAAAATTGTTAGTGGAAGATAAAGAAATATTTCCAGTAGAATTAAATGGATAATTAGTTTGTAAATTAACTATAGGAATATCAGATTCTACACCAATAATAGACACTCTATTCACTGTAGAGTGCATACCATGATTTTTGTGATTGACTTTAATGTGTAAACCATCATTATATGAATTTACTAAATTGATATTTTGTATGTAAACTCCACCAGAATTTAAATTAACTGTATTTCCACTGATATTTTTATACTGTAATTGTTTAGTATTGGAAACTTCAAAATTTCCTTGAACATTATCTAAAATTAATTCATTCATTCCAGAAATCTGAGATATTGATAATATAATATTTTGTCCCAATGATCCAATTTCTCCAGGTAAAATGGATACAGTATCTCCTACTAAATATCCGGATCCACCATTAGATATAGTTGCGGAAGTTGCTTCTCCATTTTGAATAGTAATATTTACGCGACCATTACTGCCATTGCCTGTTATTGTACTTAGTCTAACATTATTATATGTCAAACTTCCAAGTGATGGTGTATAACCTATACCTGGATTAATTATTTGAAGATTATTGAATGCGGATCCGCCCGCACCAATATAATTAGCAGATGCATTTGTTGAGGTTTGAACTATAGTATTTCCAAATTCAATTTGACCTGATTGTACTGTTGTTCCCAGTCCTACACGAATAACTTTAGAATTTAATTCCAAAGAATCATTTAGCAGATTTGCCGTTTGCCTATTCCCAACGGAAAGATTTGGATTAAAGAAATTTACAATACCTTCTCTGGATGTAAATTTAGCTTTATACAATGTAAATTTCAAATCTTCATATTGACTTGCATCCCAAGTACTTCCATTTTGAGATTTAAATAAAGATCCTAGATTTGGTTGTTCTGAAACTATAATTTGCTGAGATTCTGGTCCAGATATGGTAGTAACATCTACTTCTCCAAATCTAGAAATCCAAACTTTATATTCATTAGAATCTGATAGTAAAACTAATGCATATTCATCTTCACCGTTTAAATAAATTGGAGATGGGAATTGAATTGTAGTTGGAATAGAAGCATTATCTGACAAATTAATTTGACTTGGATAAACAAAAACCTCAGAAAACGGTAAAATTTCTTGAGTTGGTAATCCAATTTGCATGGTCCTTAATTGAACTATAACAGGAAGTAGATCATCTTTAGATTGGAAAAATATATCAACTTTTGTTATAAATACACCACTTTGCTCCACAACATTAAAAGATTGTGCTAATGGGTCTCGGCGGCGTGGTGGTGGTGGTGGTGGTGGTGGTGGTGGTGCAACTACCACAAAATCAACCCTCTCAACGTTTACTGATCCAGTTGTTACTGTTGTATTTACTGATTGTGTTGTTT